AAGGCATACGAGGACGATGATGAGGTGCCTGCTGTTAAATGGATGTAGTGGAGTGGTTATATATTTAATACACAATATTAAATATAGTTATTGAGCATCCGAGTTACAATTGGTATGGTAAACTTTGTATGCTATAATCGCGATTAGAATTGTGAACGCGAATAACGCATTACCAACGGTGCCATCAAACGAATCGCAATTGTTGACGAATTCAAGCATCCAGAATATACCGATTGTAAATATCACAAATCGTAATACCATACCAACCCCGTCGCTCGTCGATGAAGTTCTCATTTTATTTATGTATTAAATAAATAAAACCATTATTAAAAACACAGTATGATGTCCACGATCGAGACCAATAAACTAATAATCATATTAAATGATATTAAAAAAAACCAAGAGAAAACCGAGACGACTTTGCGGCGGATGAATAATCATATTAGCTTTGTCGAATACGTGTTCGATAAAATAAAATATCCGTTCCTGAGCCTCATGAACGCTATACAGTACGTATTACCGATACACACACCTAACTCAATCACTATACCCGACGAAGAACCATTGTTGGATATCCAGCCGCCCTCGTTAGGTCTGCGGCGGGAGTTGATCACCTCATTCGAATCCGACTTCACCGTGATAGAACCCATGACTATATCAACCGAGCTGACACGGGAGGGTGCTCAATTGATGTCCATTTAGGTAACCATAGATACGGGATTGTATCGCTCCTACCGGGATAATAATGCTCGAACACGATTCGGTACCAATAAGATTCTTTCGAGATGGGAGTATTGTGCGTGAACACCCCCTTATTATTATTATATTGATCATCCGGTATTATCCGGTCACAGTGATCGTTTATAATCTGGAACCATGATTTATCGAGCGAACTACACCCGTCCGAGAACGCCTCTTTTTTTCTAAACAAAATATGGGAGGGTAGTAATTTATCATCGACGAACGCCTCCCGTAATAATCTTTTCTCTATAATTTTGTTGCATTTTAACGATGGATCAATCCGCATGTAAAAATTAACGAAATTAAAATCTAGGAACGGGACCCGTGCCTCCAACCCACTACCGGACACGGATTTATCGCATCGGAGGATATCGAACATGTGAAGATCCTTCAGTAAACGCACGCACTCGCGCTGCGTTGCATCCGCGCTAGGTGAATAATTAAAATATTTGTACGACCCGGATAGCTCATCGGCCCCCTCCCCCGAAAAAATAACGGTTGTATCGAAATTCTTCTTGATCCAGTCGCTTAACAGTACCATGGGCGTAGATGCCCGAACCGTGGTGACATCGTACGACTCTATTCGCTTAATCACCATTGGGATAGCCGAAATCATATCTTCTTCAGTCACTACTAATTCGTGGTGCTCCGATCCTATGTACGCCGCCGCATCGCGCGCCGCCAGCAAATCGGTCGCGTTCGGAAGCCCCACCGAGAACGTCTTGATTCTACCGGGTATCGCTTTATTCACGAGGGCCGCGACTAGACTGGAGTCCAACCCGCCCGACAGGAAACAACCGACTGGTCGGTCGGTCGTGTTGCATCGGACCCGGACAGCCTCGATTAACCGTGATCTAATCTGGAGTTTAATATCGGCCTCGGTCATAGATACCGGTTTCATGTGGTCGAAATCCAATGAATCGTACGGGGTTACCTGGTTTATAACCGAGTCGTAATAATGACACGGTGGGACAATATCACATTCAACGCAAATGGAATGCAATCCTTTTAACTCACTCGATATTACGATACCATGATTGGTCGTCACTCCTTTGTATAACGACTTAACACCCAGGCGATCCCTGGCTACTATCGTCCGGTCGGTCAGCTTATCATAATACACGAACGCGAACACACCCTCGATGAGCGATAACGCAGTAGACGGTCCGAAATCTTTAATCAAATGAGGTATTATTTCGCAGTCCGATGCTCCTTGGAGTGGGAACTTCAACTTAGTCTTTAAGAATTCATGGTTGTATATCTCCCCATTGCACATAAATATAAATTCAGACGTCTCGAACGGCTGCATGCCACTGGGGCTTACATCATTTATCGATAATCTATGAAACACGAACTCTGATTTCCCGTGCTTGACCACTAGGGTGCTGTCGGGACCCCGAGGGTTTAATAAACCGACGCAATTACTAATATCCAACCCAACTGTGTTACTAATATATAAAATACCACACATTTTATATATTATTAATTAATTCTTAAATGTAATATCTAATTTACCACGTCGGTCTAGACCGGGGCTCGTAATTCGTATCCATCTGCGACCAATGAGGCGCGTTGACCTCATCAGCCATGTTAGAATCGTGTTTCGTAACATAACCGTGGATAACATCTGCCTTAAATCCCCCCGTGTAGTAATCGGGGGTGTCGGCAGCCATACTCGCCTGGAGCGTGATCGAATTAATATGACCCTTCTCGTTAGCCGCGTTATATATGTCTTTAAGGATCGACTGCTGATCGGCCGCGGCGGTCGGGCAATTATCGAACTGAAGTTCAGGGATTATAAAATCGCGCTGATTGGCCAGAGGATGTCCGTTCGTTCCGTACAGGGTCAGTCCATTATCATTGAACATTTTAGGGCCGCCCTCTCTATTCACGTGACCGGTACCGTATCCCTGGTAATGCGGTAAGAACCGAGTATCACTTGGTTCAAAGGGTAATTTACCCTGCATTCTTTCACGTTCTTCTTTCATACGTGTATCTCTGTCCTTGCATGTTGTGTAACCACCCGCTATAGGGCGTCCGGACGCATCCGTGCTGCGTTCACATGCGTATGCTTCCATTTCGTTGGTTGAATTGGCTTTAACAAACCCCCCTAACTTTTCAACGGCCACCTTGTACGCATCTTTACGCAGTTGTTCCCTCTCATCGGGACTAATGTTGGGGTCCCTGTTATCTTCTAAATCGGATACGAGCGTTTCCAAATATTGATTCGCGGATGTGTGCAGGGTGTCGCCATTCATACTGAGAATACTCATCATCACCTCGACATTTATTGGGTCACTAGGGCTGTTGGCTACTAACGATTCCAACAATGCCATGACGGAATTATTTTTAAAGGGGCCAGCGGTGACGATCCCATCTTCGCATGACACCCCGTTGACTTTATGTAACTTATTAAGACCGACATGTATAGATTTGTCTTCGGAGTAGTATTGGTTAGAGGATGGTGTGAAGGAATACTTATTACTATAGGGGGACTCAACCGTCAATATCCCCGTGATGGGAAAGTCCTTTATACTCTTTTGATACGCATCCTCTACCTGATCGGGGTAAAAAGCATTACGTTTGAATGACGATCTTAATGACAAGGAACTTTGGGTCACTGCATTTATAGCACACCCCTCTCCTGTTTCGTCGTCGCAATTTGTTTTATATGTCAGGTACTGTTGTCTACCGCCTAGGTTACCCGTTGCCGCTTTTCTGTGCGAGGTGTGATCTTTATCACTTCTATTATCTCCGCATACTTGTGATGAAGACATGTTTTATAATATTATAATATTTTTTTTTAATTAAATGGTATAATCACGACGATAGTTTCGTTAATGATTCGTGTACTGCGTATATTTGATTATAGCAATCATGTAACGGGTGGTGCTTTTTATCAGGATGTTGTTCAACCACCCTAACCGACGCAATGTCATACAGGGTTCGCGTGTCGCGAGTGTTCCAAAATTCCCAGGGGACACGCTGCGAACACGTTTTATACGCGTTCGCTAGTATCACGCAGTCGAAATCATCGCCGTGACTCCATATTTTCGTATTTCTACTATTACCAATCCACCCCGATAGTTTTTGTAGAGCGGTTTTGATGTCCACTCTATCAACCGGGTTTTCCATAGCTTCGTACCTGATATCGGCGGACTGGGTTTTCCACCAATCTATAGTTCCCTGGTCTTTGTGCATCCCCAATACTTCACATGACTCGATGGATACCCTTATATATATCTGGTTCATGTCTTCCAGTATTGGAGTCTTGCCGAAGCGGTCGAATTTTATCGCCGCTAACGAGCAAATGACCGCGTTCGAGGCGGTGCTTATTGTTTCAATGTCTATCATAATATCTTGCGCTACCATGTTTATTATATCTATATTATTAAAGCTTTAATATAGATAATTAAATTATACAGGGGTATTAGCGTCCGAAAGGATACGAGTGAGTCCCATTCACATTTCCCGTTAAATGAAACATATCCGCGTTACTCACATGGAGCTGTTTACCGGCCGCGCGTTCTTTATCGAATTCATGGTTCATTTCGCGATTTAATTTTTTCGTTTCTAGGTCGTCCTTGAATAGTTCCCTCATCAACTTCTTATCTTTCTCGGTAGCAACACCTTCCGCCCCGTCCGGTTCTTTATGCCTTATTACGTCATGTTTGATTTTCTTCTTCGCCTTCGCCACCCTCTTAACGGCGGCGGGTGCGTACTCAGGTGACATGGAGCGGGACCTGGCCTTGCGACCAGCCTTCTTCTTGGAACGGCATCTGCCAGTGGATCGGGAGCGCGCCTGGCTGGCGCGGCACTTGGACTTGGATTTGGAACGGGCCTTGCGACCAGCCTTCTTCTTGGAGCGGCATCTGCCAGTGGATCGGGAGCGCACCTGGCTGGCACGGCACTTGGACTTGGATTTGGAACGGGCCTTGCGTCCGCGTTTCTTGGGGGATCTGCATCCACCGGTCTTGGATCTAACCTTTCCAGGGGGGCACTTGGAGCGAGACCTGGCCTTGCGCCCGCGTTTCTTGGGGGAGCGGCAGCCACCGGTCTTGGAGCGCACCTTGCCCTCGGGGCACTTGGAACGGGCCTTGCGCCCGGCCTTCTTCTTGGAGCGGCAGCGACCAGTGGATCGGGAGCGGACCTGGCTGGCACGGCACTTGGATTTGGACTTTGATTTGGAACGGGCCTTGCGACCGCGTTTCTTGGGGGATCTGCATCCACCGGTCTTGGATCTAACCTTTCCGGGGGGGCATGTTTCTTTATGTCTAGGCATGTTGTTTTATTTACACTATAATTAAATATTTTTTTTAGATAATTTCTGAATCAATAGGTCCGTTTCCCACATAGCATCATCTATAAATAACTGATCAGCACCCACAGGGGGTGGGATCACCCAGTATTCACGTGTGAATTCAAGACCCGTGTATGTTGCGTCCGCGCGAGCCACTCTTATAACAAACATACCTCGGATCAAATTAAGGATATATATAACCCATTCTCGTATCATAGTTTACCTTTGTTTAGGTATCATCATCTAAAAATATCATTTTTAGATTCTACTAAAATATAGACGTGTAGTTCCATTTCAATTTCTCGAATAATGTTTTTAATATATGTTCGTGGAATAATTTCCGATCGTTAGTTTTTAATATAGTGAAATCGTCCAGGTTACACTTGTAATTATTATTCGTTAATATCTGGTACAGAACGTAGTTGGTGCTGATAAAATTCTTACGGGTAATCCCACTGAAATAAATATCGTACGTGTTCGACAGGATATCGAAATCGTATAGAATTTTGCTGCTCAGGTGTGTAATGTCGGGTAGCGGGTGGTTGGTTATCATATTGTGAATTAACCCGGCGTTGTCGTAGTGTTTACCGAGATTTAATTCCTTGAGTATATTGGTTATGTTCTTCTTGGTCACGCGATTGAATCGGGTAGTCGCGGGCTGATCGTCATCGCATAGTTTATAATTTATTAATTTCTCGGTAATGTTGGTTATGATTTCAGGGGGAATAGTCGTGTGCTGTTTCCCTTGGAAGTTCAATAAACACTCCCTGAAATGCGATTTCCGATCGTATACAAATTTGGTCGCGACGTTGATCCGAGTGGTATCCGCGAACGCGTTACTTGTAATTGACGAATTATCATGCTGTTTTTCCGACGAACACTCGTCGCAGATGTATAACCCTTGATCAGTACTCGTGAAATTGTCATGACCGCAATGGTCGCATAATAATAGGGGGGTTGTATCATTTAATACCGCCGTGCTGGTTATATCATTCACGTCGACGTATTTACTCGCTATACGAATGAATTTCTGTTCCATGTCTGATATATTCAGCTCAGACTCGCGAGTAGACGAGCTTTCTCGCCCCATGAACGATACGGTCGTTGGCTGGTTCATGTACTGTTTATATTCTCGTATAAGTTCGAGGGTTTCCGATATATAAAAGGAATTATCCGATGACATAGGTTCGGTCGTCATTGACTCGTATTCAAGTAACAGTTTTTTTTTAAGGATCTCGCACTCTGTAGTTTCCATGCATATCTGCAAGATTGATATTTCCTCGTCCTCTTTACGGCGGCGGTCAAGGAGAATATGTTGAATCTGGTTGTTCATGTCTAATAAATCTATATTTGTTCGCATAACTTGACTGTATATAACAAATTTCTTAAATATTATAAAAAAATAATATTTAAAAAAAAATGTTTACCTAATATAAACAACATGTCTTTCCTTACCTCAGGCTTTATCGATCTCGCTACTCACGGCGAGATGGAACAAAAATTATACGGTGGTCCTACCGCCCTCACGTACTTCGTGAGACAAACTAAAAAGTGTACCTGGTTTACCCAGGTACCGTGTAAATTATCTAAACAAACTGGATTCTCATGGGGTGGTACATCCGAATATTCTATCTCCCGCGCGGGTGATTATTTACTTGATACATGGCTCGAAATTGATCTCGTCGGTCCTTCTTTCACTCTCGCGGCGCCGTCTGGCGGCGCCACTTTGGCGGCCCAAGTCCTTATCAGACAGAATCAACCACAGTCTGTTTGCTGGGTTAAGAATATCGGGCATCGCCTGATAAAAGAAGTATCCTTAACGTTTAACGATCTCACTGCATGCAAGATGACCGGTGAACATCTCGAGTTTTGGGCTGCGTTCTCAGTACCCGACTCTAAGAGAGCCGCTTACAATAGGATGATCGGAGCTGGTAATTTCGTAATGGACTCCGAGGGACATCCAATGTTCCATCACGGAGCTATGGCGGCCGTGAACGCATCCGGAACCTCAACCGGGATAGAGGGAGTCGGGCTTAACGATGCCCACTATAATATGAGATCCCAGGTTCAGAATTTGCACGTTCCCGCCGCGCTGGCCGATGCTGGATCCAATCAGGATGCAACGGTCGCTACTGCAACGGAAACCGCTCACCAGGTCCTCCTCGACGCAAATCCCGAGAATGCGCTGATCGCTGCATCTGTGGCGTCGACATATACACCGGTTACGCAATCGCTTAGAATACCGATTCCATTCTTCTATGCTCGCGACACAGGACTGGCGTTACCGACCGCTGCCCTTCCTTACAATGACATGAAAATCAAGGTTGTGTTCAGGGAATACGCTGACCTTCTTACGGCGACCAACGGAGATGGTATGCCACTTGCGGGTTGGTCTACTGGATCCAACATCGCTAATTTCTCAGCCCCTACGATTTCGGGCGATGTACATGCTAATTACGCGGTTGTAACCAATGACGAACGTACATTAATGGGTGCGGCCCCCAGGGATATAGTCATCGAACAACCCCAGTTGGCGACGATCACCCCTATTCCCGCCGCTGATTCGGTCGCGCAACTTGATCTTAGGTTTAATCATTCCGTGAAAGCTTTATTTTTCGGTGTTAGAGCGACTACCAAAGCCGAGACCGCGTGTATAGGGTCCCAGGCGGTAAACGCGGAAAGTGATATTGATCAGTATTCGAGCGCCGCTAATCAGGTGCTGCAAAAGTTAGCACACGAGGCTTGTAACAACCCTCTCGGGAGACGCCCCGGGTCAGTCGGGTACGTATTCGACGAGATGACAGAAAACGCAGCTGATAATTGGATGGAAGCCAACAACTTACTGGATGCTTCTGATGAGGGGTCGTTCGCGCGCGCATCTTATCAGTTGGCCGTCGCGAGCGGTAATTCTTCAATGGCGAATAAAACAAGGCTTGCGTACACCGCTGGGGTCGCCGCGGGTGCCAGGAGCAACGTCAATGGTGTTTATGGTAAGTCTTACAACCCGGTGAAGACGCTCACCCTTAAATACGAGAATACGACGCGTTTAGAAACAAACGCCGAGTACTTCAGTGAAGTGCAGCCGTTCAATAGTTCGGTGGGTGTACCGGTCGAAAAGGGCTACCATTGCTATTCTTACGGTTTACACTTGGACTCGGTCGACCCTACTGGGTCAACCAACTTCGGTAAGCTGACAAACGTCAATATGTCTGTTGCATTACACCGCGCGGGCAACGGGGTATCTGACTCAGCTACCGGTAAAGTCCTGTCTGGACAAACGGGTGAAATTACTGCGTTGGGCGTGTACCCGTCTCACGTTGGCGGCAAGGATAGAGCCCAGACCCGTGAGCTGGTTGTGACGGCTGTCAACTGGAACATTTGCAGGATCAGCGGTGGCGCTCTCGGGTTCCCGATCCTCTAAATGATGAGTTAAATATTTTCATTTTATTATAATAAAATGAAAAGGGGAAATAAAAAATGATTATAAATATAAAATATAATGAATCGGACTACGGAATTTATAGTAGATAAAATCACGTATAACGGTAATATTTCAAGTAAATATACGATTAGTCATCTGTTCGACGTCGTAGAATTATCACCACATGTCCCATTCGCGACGCACGGGCGACTATCCAAGGTCTTTAATTACGTAACGCTTCCGATCACACCTGAATGGGTTACCGACCGCGACGATGTGCTTGAGCTGCGAATAACAGATGACCCCTCGGCGGACACGGTGTATTATCAAACTGCGATTATCAAGCGTCAGGGCGCAGACCTTATACTCGAGTTCGAGTATAAGAAACCGGTCGACATTAAGCAAAACAACCTGGCATTTATAGATTCTCTGCTACGGACAGCGCTCAAGATACCGGATAATGTAACGCTGCCCAAATTCAAGCCCCACGGGGTTTTTTACATACCGAACCAACGAATAAATATAGTACTGTTCCTAGATATGATAATGACAAATGATAAATTTAATTTACTATCTGTCAACGAACACGACCAAACATTGAAAAGCATCACGACTCTCATTTACGACGATAAGAATACCACCCCGCTTAAGAGAATCACGTTCGTTATAACGGAGCAGCACGTAGAGGGTGACCCTCGAATCAGGATAAACATATCTACCGTGACGAGCACCTTCAACCTGTCGAGTGTTGATGCGTTTAAAACTTACATACTGTCCGTCTTCGACGAATATAACAGATCCCGGGAAACCGTAAAGGGTATTTATTCAAAATTATCATCGCTCTTCAACCCGTTGTTGGAACGGTTAGGGATGGAGGAGTCGTGGACCGATAGTATCAGCGATCCTCGAATTACGAAAAGCAAACAGATAAAGGACGCTACTAAAGGGCAAGCCTCCCGATGCAGCACGACCCCGAATTGGTTCGTGACGAAGCAAGAAGCGCTCGCGGACGCGGACAACGATGAACGAAAAATATTCCAGTTCCCTAAAAACGATCCCGCGGCCCTGTGGTATGCGTGCAGTGGTAAGAAAAAAACCGTGACCGGCGCCGCCAGTATATGGCCTGGTTTAACGAGCGAGCCCTACGTGCCTTGTTGTTACAAGAAGGACCAAATGACCAAGAAAAACACGGCTTACAAGACGTATTATACGTCGACCGACACACAACCCCCTACCACGGCGCCAACGCGACACAAGCAACAGCAGGCGAAAAAGCACGGTAAGAAATTGTACGTTCGGGAATACGGGATTCTACCTCCGTTGGTAAATCAAATATTTTTTAAATTCGATAATGATACCAACCATAAATACGAAAGACTGGGTGTTGATCCGACCGAGCACTCTTTCCTGGGATCGGTCACCCACGGGTTACGGGAGCTCGGGGTGCTGACCGATTCGGATGCGGTCGACAAAGATATTTTGAAACATAATTGGTATTTAGCGAAGCAGGAGCGGTACGCGAACACCAAAACCCAGATTATCAACGAGATAGAAACGGACGTGGACATTAACAATTTCGCGCATATAGTAGAGAGTTTATACGACTGCTCTGTATTTATAGTGAACGAGAAGGGGTTGGTCTACCCGATTAGCGCCAAAGGGTTTTACACGTACGAAAATGTAAATAAACGGGCGTTGTTGCTGTATCAAAACAGACTAACACAGACGGACGAACTGCTGTACGAGCTGATAGTACTTCGATCGACCGGCACGGCGTATTCGCTTGATTACCCGCCCGGGTTGGTTGAGTTCTTGCGCGCTTCGTACACGGACTACGCCAGCATCGAAAATTTACAGACCCCTATTCGCACGTTGTTGGATCCGACCCGAATATTCCCGACTGGATGGACGCCCGTGTTTCAGAAATTCGACTCGTTCGGGAAGACCCGGGTCATTGTGTTTAAGCATGCGGCGGGGAAGCGCGTCATTACGGAGTGCACCCCAATGGCGCCCATTCGTAATTGCGACGTGTTCACCCGTATGACCTTTGCGAACATTGTCGACGATGCCAGACAGTTCGTGGCGGACCTTAAGATATCGACGAACGACCAACTCACGGTCGATGTTCGGGGTCAAGGGGGGCAATCGGAACTGCGGGTAACCCTGCTCGATTCGAATACTATATTCACAATGCGACTACCCTCGACCTACGAGGGTAGCGTTACCATCAGCGACCCCGTAACCAGTATAGATCGGGGGGTGGCGTCGTCGGCCCTCACGATATTCAGGAAAAATAAACGGGTGGCTCACTGCATACGCGAATACTCTAAATGGCTGTTCGCCAAGTCGACCCACAATGGCAATATCGATAAGTTCGTGGAATCCACCTACGCTGTAATCCCCGGGTTCGTTTACCGCATCCCGGGAATTAAGTTCGTCGATGATGATTCGAGCGGTATAATGCGCGACGGGAAGGTGGTCGTGCACGACGCCGAGACCCTAAAGCACGTGGTATTCGATCTTAAGATATCGGTGAAACGGAATCCGGGGTTCTTGGAGACGTACAAAAAAGGCGATACCATAGACAATTATTATTTCGACTCCCATGTCTATAAAACGTCCGATGTGTACACCCTGTTCAAAGGCGTCGACTTCATTGCAATGTATACTAGTGCGTACCGCGAAACGTCGGTTGCGATAATTAAAGACTACCATCGGGACCCCACACCCTACTATTTTCACAGCCCGTATTTCGGCGATACGGTTTTTATGGCCTTCACCGTCGATAATCTGGACGACGCTAAGCGTAAGTGTGAGAGCTGGAAGCGCGATATACTGCGATCCGACCGTGAGCCCGTGGGCGTGTTTTTGTTCACGAGCGAGTCCGACATCCACCCGTTATACGATTCGGAAAAACCAACCCGGGTGAATATAATGGTTAAACGGACCCTAAACATCCAGAGTCTGATTGTCGAGTCCAAGTTCACTGTTCTATTGAAAATGTGAAATCATTTTTTCCTTATGTAATACATAAATAAAAATGATTTAAAAATAAATATCCCGAATATATAATAATATGAAAACCACAAGCCTTAAGATAAACACGTACGTTAAAGTTAACCCAGTCGATCTGGGTGAGTCGTTACTCGCGGTTACGAAGACGAATCTGCGTAGCGAGTACATTAACAGGAGCTATAAAGAAACCGGACGGGTTATAGATATAATCGATAACGACACCATTATACTAGACTCGGTTATAAAACGGTCTTCGTCAGATATATTTATGTACGTTAGCTGCACCTTTACCATGTATAAACCTGAGATTGGCGACGAGTTTATCACCACTGTGAGTTCGATCTTCCCCGAAGGGGTTTTCGTCAATGAAACTACCACCCATCAGAAAATATTCGTTCCCATACTCGCCGATGACTCGACCCGCCAAATAACAACCGGGTCCACCCTGACAATTAGGATAGCCGATGTTAGATTCAAAGACCGAGAATACCGAGTTATCGGATCAGTCGTTTAATCCTTACTACTTCCACTGCTAACCGTGCGCCCCCGCGGGCGCACCCCCGTGGCTTCCTTATCACGTCGTTTCTCATCGGCCAATCTAGCAGCGGCCAATCTATCAGTCAATCTAGCATCTGCCAATCTAGCTGTTTCCGTATCACGTCGTTTCTCAGCGGAAGCCGCAGCGGCTTTCTCAGCAGCCTCTCTAGCAGCTGTTATACCCAGTAGACGTTGATGCTCTTTGCGAGTTAAAAATAATTTATGTTGTTTCTCCCCCGCGGGCTTACGTTGGTTGAGGTGGTCCGGTGTCAATAGATCAGCCTGTTTCTTCTGTTTCTTCCTAACGTTACCCCCCCTTGCCAATGCTTGAATAGCACTAGCACTAGCGGTCGCCCTTTTTGTTTTACCCCGCACTTTCGCCTGTTTAAGATCATCCTCCCTTTGTGCCCGGTCAACAAGTGTTTGTTTGTGCTGTGCCCTTGTTACTGCGTGTCTTTTATTCATTTCGGAGGTTTTGGCTTGCAGTTCGGCTTGTGTTAAATCGGTCTGTTCTTTTTGCTTCTCCATCTCGAATAATTTCCGTTCTCGTTGCTTATACTCGTCATTATCCAGCTCGGCTCTCGCGATTAATTCCTGAGATTCCATCATACTCTTATTCCGTTTCTTAATCGCCTCCTGTGTTTGTTCCCATAGGTCCCGATCATATACATCAAGACCCCCTCCTTGGGTACGATTGTATGCGTTAAATTCAGCATCTTTTTTAGTCTTATTAGTCTTATTAGTTTTTGATCTAATCGTTTCGGTTAACCCTGCCTGTCTCGTATCGACTTTTTGTTGCAGTTCGGCTGTCTGCTGTGCTTCACCCTCCCGCTTCTCTTTTAATTGCTCTTGCATCACGACAGCCTTCTCTTGAGCCTCGATCTTGTCCAACCGCTTCTGTAACCTGTTCTGCTGACGACTGGTGTCAGCGCCCACCTCACCAACCGCTCCCTCGGCCAGTTCTTGTATTTCTCGTTGCTCCGAGATAACGCTCCCGACTCGGTAAATTAACAAGAATCCCGAGGCGGCGACCGCTATACCGGTGCCCCACATCAGGGTTACCAAGAGAGATTTTTGCTTAGCTACCGCGTCCGCCACGACGTTATTCTTGTATCTAAGAAGGTCGTTGGTGAAGGAAGTCGCCAAGCAGTTGTACGAATTGACCGTCCATATCAACGCCGCCAACGATAAGGTCAATGCAAACACCAAGTACAGATTTAACACAATTCCGTCCGAGATCCAAGGGTCGCCGGATCGAGCGAGCGGACTGTAGGCGGATGAAAATCGCAGAAAGAGCGCGGTTATCGACATTGTAATCAACACGATCGATACCCCGAATGTCCATCTCATATTAGTGGCGAATTCTAGTTGTTTATTAGGAAGGAAATAGCTCACCTCGTATCTTTCGGTACCTAATATCATTATTTCGGAGGCTGTAAGGCCTGTTACCTCGCCCTTATCCGTTTGGTCAGCCACCGTATACGTTTTCACCCCATTCTCGGCGTTATACACGACCGCTTTAATATACAGGGGTGTATTAGACCCTTCCCATACACCCCCTGATTTCTTATACAACACACGCATGCCGATCTCTAATTTCAAGGGGAGATTGGAGTTCTTAATATTGGTGTTATTATTACTCAGAACGGAACCCGATATCCATAATAAAAACACGCCGCAAATAAGTATGATCCACATGAAGAAGGTGTGACTTTTCTGAATATCTACCATCGTTATCTTTATTATTAAAGCTTTTTTTTTTAAAATAAATCAAATATTCTTTGTAATAAATACGCCATTTGTTCGTACGGGGGTTTCTGGTGCGGTTCGTCGGTTGCGAGTACATCGCCCGGGCGCTGACTGGTGTAGAGAGTGGCTGATAAGTCGCCGTTCCGTTCGTGTAGATCGAATGTCGGGTTGTCCGGGTTCGCAGCCAATAATACCGGGGTATAGTAAATCGGGGAGTATCCAAAGTCAGATACGAATTTAGCGTACTCAGCCCGGCGCAGGCGCTGGTAAATGTGAATTTTTTCATGGAATAATATACCGGGGGTCATGGATGCCTCATTATCTATATTAACGACTATTTCCCCCGCTACGGTGTGCGGGTATCCGCTTTCGTACAGTTCCCCCCGTGTATATATAATACGCCATTCGATTGTATTGAAATCGGCAACGTCGAACCAATTTTTATCCAGCCTATCCCGAAGCATTAACGACCTTAGTTTACGTTCTACGTCGTTAATGGAGGTAGTTACGGTATCGACAAACTGTCGTATCTCCGGTGCTGATGGGTCGACGACGGACGCGTTAATATTCGATATATATTGCTGTACGGGGTTGATCTTGTTAAAAATCCCCCTCGCGAACCAGTCGGGACTGGAAAAGGTGTTGAAGTACCGAGTGTTATTAGATATTATAGTACGAGCAACCACCGCTGGTACATGTGTAACACTTACATGATCGGTTGAATTCATTTATCATACGTAATTATTATATATTACGATACTATGCTGAACCCTGATGTATCGATCGTATCTTTTAACACCACTCCGCGATCGACCGTGTTGAATGAATTAACGGTCGATCGGGGACCTTGGACCGGTACCATTATACGGTTGGTTATTTTAGTGTCGGTTTCCACGGTCGATGTCTGATTATCAACCGATACAGTATTGTATGTTTGGGGTGTTACTACACTGGAAATGATAAACTCGTCCGGTGCGACGGGTGCGTGCCCGAACGTATTGTCGCTCCGCGCGTAGGCGGATTTGTTGTTAACGTTTAATATAGGATTGATCTTTTCGAGCAACTCGTATTGTTTGGTCACGGGCGCCGTGCTCATCTCCGGGTCGTAAGGGATAATGGCGGGTTCGTATGCCGTATTAACCTCATCTATTAAGGTACGATACGTGATCGAGTCGACCTTATTGTAGTTATCGTATGGTTTAAAGCGAATATCGATCCCTGATTCTTCAGCGGCGACTATTGGCGCGGACACGTACGAATCGTCGATGGTAGGCGCTGATTTATTTAATATATCGCCGTACGATATCTTCGCGTCCAATCGCACAGGGACTAATCCCTCGGCTATTTCGTTCATGTAGATGGTCGATGTTATACGAGGTGCATTGTTAATGTTATATTTGACGGCTACCGACGCATTCGTCAGGGGGGCACCATTTGTTACCGCGCCGTCCTCCAGGATGTGCGCGTTCGACGAGTCATAATACGATTCCCGCTCGGATGATCGGATCTCACCTACGAATTCTTTCGCTCGTGAGATCGGGAGGAGATTAATAGGAGTGTCGGGGTTGAATATGTATTTTACGTTGATGGGTTTAGGATTGGATGTTATCATATCAGCGCTGGGATTAACCCCCTTACTGTACTTTTTGATGTAGTATTCAGATCCATTAGCCGCGATGTCGCTGAATTGGTCAGTGAACAATTTATTCTGCTTAGTATCGACGTTTTCTATAAAATAGGTTTTAGCCGACACGAGTTCCTTTTCGATATTATTATTACCCTGTAGCGACCATCCACTGTTATAATTATTCAGATTGGATTTTTCAGATGTTACTAATCCACTAAACATTTTATATATAACTATAAAATAAAAATCATCAACCATAAAATCGATTTTCGGGCGCTGATTAACGTACATAAAGATAGATAACATGAATCCATTCGCAAATAACAATATTAATCCTTTCACCAGCAGGTTTACCCTACACCCCGATACAATCACCGAACTGAAAAGTATGACTCCCGATTTCGGGTTTAATGGACTGGGCGAGATGGTATTTAGACGTACTTACTCGCGGGATAACGAAGACTGGGCGGATGTAGTCGCTCGGGTAACAACAGGTGTTATTTCTATCAGACAAGAACATTATAAGAGAAACTGTTTGAAATGGGACAATCACTATTGGCTGGATTACGGCCATAAGTGCGCCATTTCGATGTTTAAAATGGAATGGTTGCCCCCTGGCAGGGGGTTATGGATGATGGGAACCGAGTTCGTATATAAAAGGGGGTCGATGGCGCTCAATAATTGTTCAGCCACGGACACGAAGAATGATCTTATCCATTCCGCCGAATGGACCATGGATTGTTTGATGAACGGGGTCGGGGTCGGGTTTTCCACGAATTGGAGGGGATCGGCCACCGCTCCCGATAAGACTGACCACGTCGATATCGTCATTGCCGATTCCCGTGAGGGGTGGGTCACCAGCCTGATTCAGTTAATGGCGTCGTATATTGATTCACCCAGGTACGGGACCGGTAAATTTCCTAAATTCGATTACTCCGCTCTCCGTCCGGTCGGTAGTCGGATTAACGGATTCGGGGGGGTGTCCAGCGGTCCCGAGCCGCTTAAAAAGATGCACGGTAGGATTGTAGGGTATCTGGACGCCTTCTGTGCAGGGGAGTTACGTGTCCCCGCCGCGCCAGCGACCGAATGGACAGCCGCTGTCGAGGAATGCGTCAAGCCCTATTCGCACACCCGATTGGTGGCTGATATTTTCAATGCTATTGGGGCGTGCGTGGTGGCGGGTAATGTCCGTCGATCCGCCGAGATTTGTCTCGGGGACGTTGACGATGACGACTTCATCAATCTCAAGAATTACGAACTCAACCCGGAGAGATCTGAGATCGGGTGGATGTCGAATAACTCCGTGTATCTACGTGCCGATAAGGATTTCGGGGACTTTTCTTATATTCCCGCGATGGCCAAGCGAATTGTAGATAACGGTGAGCCGGGTATGATCAATCACTATAACATGCAGAAGTACGGACGGTTCGGGAAAGAATCGAAGGATGAGGCTACGTTATGCAACCCATGCGGCGAGATTTGTTTGGAAAATTTCGAGCTGTGTAATTTGTCCGAGGTATTCCCCAACCGATGCGCCGACCTCCCGACATTTGAAACGGCTCTCGTATACGCCACGTTCTACGCGAGTACCGTGTCGCTGCTGCCGACCCATCGTCCCGAAACGAACGCGGTTGTCACGAAGAACAGGCGTATTGGCGTATCTATAAGCGGAATCGCGCAGTGGGTGTCGGGTGCAGTTCCGAAGGGATGGGGTATGATGAATTACACGCGCCTAACTAAGATCCTAAGGGACGGCTACCACATCGTTAAGCAGGAAAATACAACCCTCGCTAAGCTAGCTGGGGTTCCGGCTTCCATCAGAGTGACAACGGTCAAACCGTCGGGTTCGATTTCCATCCTCGCGGGTTCCACTCCCGGCGTGCACTACCCGGTTAGCAGGTATGCCATTAGACGCGTCAGGGTGGGTAAAGACTCTCCATTAGTGAGTATCCTAACGGACGCCGGCGTACCAAACGAGAAGGACACGTACACGGATAACACCTCGGTATTCGAATTCGCGATCGATCACGGTGACCTGAGACCGTGTGACGAGGTTAGTCCATGGGAGCAATTTTCGCTGGTGGCGATGCTCCAGCGCTGCTGGGCTGATAATATGGTATCTGCGACCGTGTATTTCGATAAAGTCAAGGATGCCGAGGACGTCGAAAAGCTACTGGCCATGTATATCCCCATTCTAAAGTCCGTTAGTATGTTACCGCATTCGGGACACGGATACGCACAAGCACCGTACGAACCAATCACGGTCGACGAGTACCAAGCCAGACGATCGGCCTATAAAAACCCGGCATACGAATTAATGGCGGGAAATGTACCTTCTGGTAGTAAATATTGCGACGGGGCATCTTGCGAGCTGTAGATATCAGTACTGGAACTAAAATAACTAATTATATATACATACATATATAATTAACTAAGGCCTAGCTTATTCATCCAATCGTCACCCAAGTTAGCGACCAATAACTTTTTCTCGGTGTTGGTTAATAATGAGTGATGCAACCCATCTCGGATGTTAAGTAATAACTCGGCTAACTTTTCTTCAACGTAGGTTTTTATATTCGTCGTGTCTAGTTCATCTTTTTTAGCATCAGACACCGCAGCGGGTGCTAAAATAGCGATTACATTGGTGTCGTAATCGAACGACTCGCAGTAAGTAATTTCAGTAGGCAGCTCCATATTTATTATTAACATATTTAAATATTTAAATATTATTAACTACATATAAATATGGAGTTAAGTACTGTATTGTTAATACTGGTATTGATAGCTATATGCGTATTGATCGGTGTGACTATAATGTATAAACTTGAAGTGACTAAAAATGGCGGTCTCATCCCCCATGATGGATACTTCCAA